GTGACCGCCACATTTCAAGCATAGCCTTCTCACACGCAGGTGAGGGCGCCCAGAATGGGTAAGCATACAATTTATCTATTCCTTTCCATGGTGCAAACCACTTATCAGGTGGCATGCCAAAATCATTATCATACTCCATGTACTTGCGCAAATCAAAACAAACATCATCAGGCGTTTCAATAAGCACCATGCCAACTCCGCCGAACATAACTTCGTCAACGGCAAGCACAGCGCAATAGAATAAAGCACAGATATGAATGATTGTGTTACCTACATATGTGTCAGGGTCGCCGCTACCTCGTGTGCCAAACACAGTGTAGCTGAAGGCGGACTTATCAACCGCGCCTTTGGCGATGCCTTTACTAGCCAAACCACTACGCATAGTTTTGCGTATTTCAGGGTTGGCAAGGAAGAACGCTGGGAATAAGCGCTCTATGACATCATATTCAAGTTGTAATAAAGGTACACTTTGATGCGCATCGTATTTAGAAAAATCACTTTCAATAAATTTATCGAGCGCATTAAGGACAACATCGTCAAACCATTTACCAAGTTGGGTTGGTGGGATAGCGCCCATACCAACTGGTGAATCTTCAGTGCCAAATATAAGCTTCATACGTTTGGCAACGGCATACATCAACGGGCCAAGAAGCAAAACCAACCTGGCTTCGCGAGCTTGAATGAATCGTTCGGCCTTGGCCAAACAACCTTCCCACTGCAACTGAGTAATGCCAGGTTCCAACTTAGGAAAAGCACTCTTCTGTAAATACTCATACCAATCGCTGGGTTTGAGTTCTTTAATAACACGTGTAAAACGGGCCACCTTATAACTAGGCCAGTGACTCTTTTGACAGTCGATCCAAGCCTCAGCCTCCATCACTTCAATCTCATCAACATCCCCGAAAAGAATGTCGAAATGTTTCATGACATGGTGACGCATCCCATTCACATGTGATGGATCTTTCATACATGCCACAGTTGCTGGGCGTTCGACCATCTGCCTTACTAAACAGGCATTACGGATGGAAGTGGCACAGGAATGTGGAACGGTAATACGTGTCGGCTCGATACAAGGACCTGTGGGATAAGCGCCCACAGTATCAGTCCCAACACAAGCACCAATGACGGAGCCTGAGTCCAACCTTCTCCACAACGCACCTTTAGCAAGTTTGTCAGTGGGCTCAGTTTTGTCAGAGCACTCTATTCGATATTGATCATCGCGTATTATTAAAGCCCCGCCGGGCACACCTAGTTTAAATCTGGTCCGGGACGAAATCGGTTAAAAATTGACCAACGCGCTGTAGTGCCAAATCGCGTGTCGGATATATAATCATTATTCCACGCGCCACTGCGGCGCAAAGCGGCACGTTGCGAGGCTTGGCCAACACAAGCTAAACCGACTTCAGCAGTGGAAACTTTGGGCAGGAAAGTGATGAACTCAGTCACCGAAGCCTGCATTAGGGTAGCTTGGGCACAAGAGAAGTTACGTAACAACTCTTCG